GGCCCGTTTCCCGAGGTTGACGATGCCAAAAGTAAGTGAGGATGCTCAGCTCATGCCGAAGCCAACACCGCAAGGGGTGCCGGTGCCGCAAGAGGCGAAGGAACTTGTAGAACAGGCTCCAGCGCCCCGGCTCAATCCCATCAACGTGGTGCAGCAGTTCATTGATGCGTCAGACGAGGAAAAAGAGAAGATTCGTATTGCTCTCGACCTTAATAAGACTCATGCGCGGCAACGTCGAGGGCGTGTAACCAACAATGATGTTCGCAATACGGCCAAGGCGTTTGGCGAGGTTACACATCATCCCGATTTCATCCCTTCTCCTCCTGATCGCATCGCGCAACGCGGTCCCGAGGCGTGTGAAACTTGGAAAAACCGGTGGCTGGAGGGCAACGGCAATAATTTGAGTGAATATGACCTTGATCAGATTGCCGCCGCCGCACATCAGTAGTGGCTGATCTTGATGGCGATGTAACTGTTTTTGGCAGTCTCAACGCTACGACGTTTTACGGTGACGGCACCCAGTTTTCCGCACTGGCGGCTCCGCAACTGACGACTACGGAACGTGACGCGCTCGACTCCCCGTTCAATGGCCTATTGATTTACAACACCACCGATAATAAGATCCAGGCATATGTTAACGGTGCTTGGACAAATATGCATTGACTAATATACAGATCATACAACTGGCGCTGCAGCGCGTTGGGCTGAGTACTACTAGTTCGACCTTCAAGGATTCAGCCCGCGATTATCTGAATTTGACAGCCAAGGACGTATCGACCCGTGCCAAGTGGTTCTGGATGTTCAAAAGCTCGAACTTCACGGTCACCGCCAGCACCCAGACCTATAGTCTGGCCTCAGACGTAGCCGAACCGCTGTCGTTTCGCAACAACTCGCAGGATCATGTGATGCTGATCATTGATTCGCAGATGTTGGATGCGGACGATCCTGACCATTCGCAAACCGGCGATAGCCGCTACGTAGTGATCGATGGTATTAACTCATCCACCGGCTACATCGACGTAGCTCTTTATCCAACTCCGTCGAACAGCAGCGACGTGATCAAGTATCGTTACTACGCCTTTATTCCCGATTTTGATTCAGACAACGATGCAGATTCGATGGATCCCTATATGCCGCAACTGGTGCAACCGGCGCTGGTATTTGGCATCACCGCGCTCTACAAACAGGAAAAAGGGGATGATCGGGGCGCGATGATGGATCGTCAGGAGATGGAACAGGTAATTCGGCGGGCGTTGGATCAAAACCGCAATGTCCAGGGTAATCGCTCTTATCGTCGCCGTCGCGTCGATGACGGCATGGGTTATGGTTACTCATTCCAAGTCGAAGAAGGCTCCTTGAACTGATGGCGATTACTGCCAGTACGGTACAGTATGGTCCTTGGTCGAATGGAGTGCGCTACGATCAACCTGCTGAAGATCTGGGAACGAATGCGCTTTATTCGATGACCAACTGTCGTATCGGTCAGGCTGGTGAGGTGGAAAAGCGTAAGGGTTTCGCCAAGTTCAATAGTTCCAGCCTCAATTCCGATGCTACTATTACTGCTGTCGGGCAGGTTACTTTGGCGAGTACGGAGAAAACCTTCGCTATTGCCGGTGACAAATTCTTCGATATTACCGGCGGCAGCGGCACGGATCGCAGTGCTTCAATAACGATTACCGCAGGCAACGATAACGTCTTTGAGTGGGCGCTGGCCGGTTCGACGCTGGTTCTTACCAACGGCACGGATACCGATTCGATCACCTGGACCGGTGGGTCCAATAACATTGCCAATCTGGACGACGATGGGCGTTTCACCAAGGGCAAGCATATCGCCTATTTCGATGGACGGCTATGGATCGGCAACGTCAATGGAGCTGCCTACCAACTATGGCGCAGTAGCGTTGGAGACATAACTACTTGGGGGGCTACCAACTTTTATAATTTCGACCACGATATTACCGGTATTTCGCCACTGAGCAATGCGCTGGCAGTGCATACCGACCAGGGCATACACGTACTCACGCCTACCGGTAACGCCACGGTACCGTTTTCGGTGCAACGTCGCGCTCCAGCAGGAACGGTATCGGGCCGTGGCATTGTTAATCTACCATCGGGACTGCAATTATTCCCCCGCCTAGACGGCTTTTACGCTTGGGGCGGCGGTAGTGAAGTTAACAAGATTTCACAGGCACTGGATGGATCTCGTTTCTGGGAGAGTTTGAACAAAGCCAAGTTGGATCTGGTACATGGGGTATTCTATCCTACTGCCAACGAGATCTGGTGGTTTATTCCCTACGGGGCATCGCAGGCGACCAATAATTACGCCATCGTCTACAACATTGCCTTGAGTTGCTGGTTTGGTCCGTATACTGCTATGGCGAGGGACAGTTCGGCGCTGGTCGATGATGCTCCTCATGCTGGCGGTTTCGATGGGCATATCTATACGCATGACAGCGGCAATAACGATGCTGGGACAGCTATCCCAGCCACCTTTGAAACTGGAGCGCCCACGCCGCAGGGAGCGGATGTGCGAATGCGCTGGCTGTATGCGCGGCATTATTTCGACGCGCAGTCGTCGGCGTACGATGTCCAGGTGGTGCAGCAATCGCCGAAGATCAATGGCCCTACTCAGGCATTGTTGATGGGTGAAGCATTTGCGGTTCTGGGCAGCTTTACTATTGGTACTGATAAGTTGGGTGGTTCAAACCAGGCTTTGTTTGGGGATACAGATCTCACCGGTTACGACAATAGTACGCAACTGAAGTATACCAACAACGCCAGCGATGAGCCGTTTACATTTCGTCGCGTCAATCTCCAGTACAAGCCGTTAGGCAGGCTTCGCCGTCGTAAAATAGTAGGGGTTGAATAATGAATCATTTTGATTTCCCAGCCGCAGGTTCGCGTAGGAAAAAGAAAAAAACTGCTGCTTTAGATCCTGGGTTCGAGGAACTGGAGGATTGGGAGTCCCCCCAGGCAACTAAACAACCTGCAGTGCGTCAACTGGATAGACCTGGCTTGGCCCCGATGCTTGATGAGCCAACTGATTACGGGCAGGTGGGACTGGACGAGCTGAAGACGTTGCTGGGACCGGAGCCGGGAGTGCCGGCTGCAGTGACTCAACCGGATAGGCCTGGCTTGGAGCCGATGCTTGATGTTCCTCCTCCTTCTGCAACTGTTTCGCCTGGTAGCCCAGTGCCGGTAACTCCTAATCTATATGTAACGGATCAACTGTTGCCCGGTGCTATAGCAGGGGGGCAGGCAGAAGCTAACGCGCAGGCAGAAGCTAACGCGCAGGCAGAAGCTAACGCGCAGGCAGAAGCTAACGCGCAGGCAGAAGAAGCGAGGCTGGCCGGAGAAGCGAGGCAGGCAGAAGCTGACGCGCAGGCAGAAGCAGAGAGGCTGGCAGAAGAAGCGAGGCTGGCCGGAGAAGCGAGGCTGGCAGAAGAAGCGAGGCAGGCAGAAGAAGCGAGGCTGGCAGAAGCAGATGTCATTCGCGCCAAATCCATAAGTCAGGGAGCAGCTAACGCGCAGGCAGAAGCAGTGAGTAATGGTACTCCAAGTGGGTTGACCGTATCCGCTGCAGCAGGAGGGGGGGCCGATACGTTCGACCCTTATAAAGGTCCTGATTATGTTCCTCCCAACGAAGAGTCAGAACGGGCTCAAAGACAGAAGGCCCAGGCAGCTTATAACAATTTACAAGCATTTGAACAGGCTAGATTGCGCCAAGAGTTGTCTACAGCAGACGCTGATCTTGCGAATATGGTACGTGGAGGGGTTGCGTCTGAAGAGGACATAGATATAGCGGATGGAGTCACCTTAGAAGAGCCTGATGTAATTGGGCAAGAAGTTGAAGATAGAGAGGTGGTTGCTGATACAGATGTGGAGCAACTATTTCCCGGTGCGCCTGGAGGGTATACTGATCGTGAACTGCGGCAGCAGCAGATGCAGGAACAGCATCGAATATTGACGGCTGCAGAGGCGCAGGCGGCAGAGAGAGCGGGTCGATTGGAGCGGCCTCTTCCAGAACTTCTGGCAACCGGTGATGTGAGTTATGATCCAGAATATTTTGGGTATGAGAGCGGACTGCAGGATATCATGTTGGATGCGTTGCGGCAGAGTTTGGGCGGAGCTGGTGGTATGGACATGCGTACTGCCTCGCAGATCGCTGATCTGGAGGAACGTCAGGGGCGGGATGAAGCGCAGACGAAGGAGGATTTGCAGCGTTATGGAGTTTTGCGTGGTGGTGGCGATACGGCTGATGTGCTGGGGGAACTCCGAGCGGGGTACGGTCGCACCTATGCTGATATTCTTGCATCTGCAGAGGGCCGTCGTGATCCGCAGTTAGAGGCGGCGATGGATTTGGCGCGAATGGCATCGGAGCGTTACATGACCGGTGGCGAGATGATTGGACGCTTGGGTGGTCAGGATACGCTGGAGGCGCGGCTAGCGCAGCAGGAAGCTCTGGAGCGTCGTGCGGGGACGCAACGTGGTGATGTGATGCTGGAGCAGGATATTGCTGATAGAGCGTTGGCGCGTGGAATGACACTCACTCAACCGACTACGCGAGAGCGTTTCGAGGAGGGTGTGCGCGGAGCGCAGGAGGCTGAGTCGTTGGCACGGGGTGGGATGACTGGATATCTGGGTGACCAGGCCACTATGGAGCGTGAGCGCACGTTGGATCTGGAGCGGGAACGTGATCAGGCGCTGGCTTTGGAGCGGATCCAAGAGCGTGAACTGGAGCGTGAACTGGCTGCTGGCGAAGTATCGCTGGAGGGTGAAGAGGAACGTACTGCAACGATAGCTGGAAGAGAAGCTGGTGCTGAAGAGAGGTTGCAGACTGAACGTCTAGAGGCAGAGCAGACACGATTAACAGCTGCACTGCAGAACGCAGTTGACTTGGGTAACATTGATGCAACTAAGGCTACTGAGCTTCAGACCTTGGTTAATACTGGACAATTGGATGTAGTAAAAGCAGAGTTAACTGCTGCCGAAGCAATGCAGGCTGCAGGAATAACTGCAGAGCAAACACGATTAACGGATGCACTACAGAACGCAGTTGACTTAGGTAATATCAGTAAAGACAAGGCTACTGAGCTTCAGGGCTTGGTTAATGCTGGAGAACTGGCTGTAGTAACGGAAGAGTTACGTGTCGCTGGTGAGATGCAGGCTGCAGGAATAACTGCAGAGGAGAAGCAGCTAGGGGACAGATTATCAAATGCTCTTGCGATGGGTAAGATAGATGCAGATAAGGCTGTTAATCTGCAAAAAGAGATAAATTCTGGAAACTTTGCTGTAGTAGAGGAGGAGTTGCGCGTAGCTGGAGAGATGCAGGCTGCAGGAATAACTGCAGAGCAGGAACGATTAACAGATGAGTTGAAGAATGCAGTTGACTTGGGTGATATTGATGCAGCTAAGGCTACTGATCTTCAGGAATTGGTTAATGCTGGAGAACTGGCTGTAGTAACGGAAGAGTTACGTGTTGCTGGAGAGATGCAAGCTGCAGGAATAACTGCAGAGCAGCAACGATTAACAGATGCATTGGAGAATGCAGTTACCTTAGGCAATATCAGTAAAGACAAGGCTACTGAGCTTCAGACCTTGGTTAATACTGGAGAATTGGCTGTAGTAACGGAAGAGTTACGTGCTGCTGAAGCAATGCAGACGGAGCGTGTAGGCGCTGAAGAGCGGATGCAGACTGAGCAATTGACTGCAGAGCAAACGCGATTGACAGATGCACTACAGACCGAAGTTACCTTAGGTAATATCAGTAAAAACAAGGCTACTGAGGTTCAGACTTTGATTAATTCTGGCGATCTTGCCTTAGCACAAAAAGAGCTGGAGGCTCAAACTGGCCGTCTGGACCTGGAGCGTGAGGTGGCAGCAGTCC